GGACTTTGGGGAGATTCTATGAGAAATCGAGTAATCTTGGAAAAAGGTTCTGTTCAAAATATCGTTGAGATTCCAGAGGAATTAAGAGCTGTTTATAAAACAGTTTGGGAAATTTCTCAAAAGACCATCATCGACATGTCAGCTGATCGTGGTAAATTTATTTGTCAATCACAATCTCTGAATTTATTCTTTAGAGACGTAAATACTGCAAAATTAACATCAGCTCACTTCCATTCTTGGAAAAGCGGATTAAAGACAGGAATGTATTATCTTAGAACTGAAGCTGCGAGTTCGGCAATTGCTGGACTAGGAGTAAATATGGCTACTGGAAAAGTTGCTCCAACTGTCCAAATTGCACCAGTATTTGAAGCGCTTAATACAAGTGCGGAAGATATAGTATGTTCTCTTGATAACCCAGATGCATGCGAAGCTTGCGGATCATAAATCCTTAAACTATACTGACTTAAATAGGAGCCTAGCGCTCCTATTTTTGTTTATAAATAACAGTAACAAATAGACTATTATGGAAATACTTAACTTTAGTAAATTTAAACTGTTATTGGAAGCAGAAGGCGATCCAGAAACAGAGCCTGCAGCGGAACCGGTTGAACCACCCGCTGACGAAACTCCAGCTGAACCTGCTCCACCAGCAGATGCTCCAGCCGATGCTCCAGCACCATCATCTCCTGATCCAATGGCTGATCCTTTTGCTAGTGCAGCACTTCCGCCCGATCCAAATGCTCCAGTTGCTTCTTCTGGTACAGGTTCTACTCGAATCGTATTCTTAGATAAAGACAAGTCATGGCATTCGGAATTCACAGACGGTGGTGGAGTTAAGAGATACAAAGAATATGAATTGGCTCAAGCTGATCTAGATAAATGGATCACCGATAACAACTTCACAGATAAAAAAGAACAGATTACAGTCGCTCTTACTGGAACAAAGGCTTTACCTGAAGACATATACGATAAATTAAAATCAGCACTATCTTCTGATAAACTAGGGAAGGATCGTGGAGATATTGATATTAACTATGACGATAAGTCAATTCCATCTACTAGTGATCTCGATGTAATCTTCTTAAAGAAATGATAAAAAGATTTAGTCAATTTATATACGAATCAAAATACGACACGCTATCATCTTCTTATGCGAGCGATGTATTTTCATTTATCAAAAAAACAGCCGGCTCAACAATAGGCAAACCTAAAACTGAGAGTTTTACCTACTCTGAACCTATTGAATTTGACTTAACTGTTAAAATAGTTAGAGTGGTCGACTTTGATCCTTCTGAAACTACTGATTTTAATGGACTTCCTTGGGAAACCATTAATTTCGAAGAGAATGGATTTGTAGTTGATGCAAACGTGTATATCCCAGCTGAATCTGATCCAGACTCTCCAGAGATAGACCTAGTTATTTACATTAGCCCTGACGCTGAACCTTCTAAATACCAAGACTTAAACTTTAAAATAGTTGATACACTTAGACACGAATTGGAGCACCTTTTACAAAAAGGAGTAAACAAGAAAGTCGGTCACATTGTAAAAACCTCAAAAAAAGTTAGAGATGGTGCTCAAGACAATTACAAGTATTTTCTTTTACCTGATGAAATACCAGCAATGGTCTCAGGGATGCACGCAGCTGCTGTTAAAAAGAGAGTCCCAATAGATTCAGAATTCAATTCATACTTACGGCCTTTCGTTTCTTCCGGCGTAATCTCTAAATCAGAATTCGAAGAAGTAATGCAAACCTGGATACGATTTACTAAGAAATCATTCCCAGATGCAATATTTTCAACCAAATATCAATAATATTTAAAACCGGGTGAAGTTTCGTAATATAAGATACAAAAATACTTATTGATTATGACACCAGAATGGTTAACACAATTAAAGGACCAAGTTGCTCAACTTGAAGCAGAAGCGGTTAAATTCTACGAAAAAGGAAATAAATCTGCGGGTACTAGAACTCGTGGTCTTCTTCAAGAAATTAAAGCTACTTGCCAAGAGGGAAGAACTCACGTTCAATCTTCTAAGACAGCTCCAAAAGCTTAATTTTAGATTAAAAGTTCACATTAGAGGGCGGGTATTAAAACTCGCCCTATTTTTTTGGAAACCTCTCACACTTATTTAGTATAATTCTATAAATTAAAATCATTTTTGAACATGGAAGATCTATTCAATCTCAATCTCGATGATTTCTCAGGTAAATCATCAGCAAACGCTCGCAAAGTCGACGAAAACATGTACAATCCGGGTCCAGACCAAGGTCAGAACGGAATCTACAAATCAGTAATCCGTTTTATCCCATGGGTAACGGATCCTAGTAAAAGCCGCTACAAGAAGTACGCAGCAAAACTTATCAACCCTCTAACAAATGAGAAGTTGTACGTTGACTGCCCTTCTACTACTGGCGCATCATCAATTCTTTGGACATTGGACTTGGAATTAAAACGTTTGAAAAACGAAGAACCTTCAATTGTTGAAGAAATTCAGAAGTACTTCAATCGTTACTACAATTATTACTCTTGTGTTTACATCAAGAAAGACCCTCAATTTCCACAATTGGAAGGCAAAATCAAAGTTTATTCTTACGGATACACTATTGATAACTTGATTCAACAAGAGATCAATCCAGAAAATGAGTTAGTAACAACTCAAAAAATCAATCCATTCTCTCTTACTACTGGTAAGGACTTCGTATTAGTTATTAAACGTAAAACGAAAGCATGGAGAGATTTCAGTTCAAGTAAATTCATGAATGAAGTTAGTCCTTTGATTATCTCTCATGCAGGAAAAGAGATCGCAGTATCTAATGAGCCTAAAGTAATGCAATTTACTAGTGAGTTCTTTAAAAAGAACTCACCGGACATGAGTCAATACTTCTTAAAAGAGTGGACTGACCATGAGTATGAAAAAGTTGCAGAATTTATCAAAGCAATCGTTCCTTACAAACAAATCATCGATAACTTAGTTGCAAACACTAAAGATGAGAGAATGAAGAAACACTTTACTAACTCTGCTCCAGTTAATCGTTCTCAAGCACCAATGGGAGAATCTTTGGAATATACGCCAGCTGCGCCAGCTACATCAAGCTCTAATATGTCAATTGAATTAGACGATGATTTTGGTTCAATAACGGAAAGTCCAGCTCCAGTAAAATCTGCGCCAGCTGCTCCAGCTAAAGCAGATGACTTAGACGATTTATTCAAAGATCTATAAAAAATAACAACATACAAACATGGCAAGTTCTAAAAAACAAACCGCGACTGTAGTTGAAGAAATCAAGAGTGCACCGGCTGACCAAGTTCAGCCGGATGCTGCTCCGATTGCAACACTACTTTCTTCAATCAGTTATACTAATCAAGCTGATTACGATAACTTCTTAGCTAATTTAACACCAGAACATTCAGTAATCGTTTTGATTTCCGCAGCTAATCACTGTCAGTCAAAGGGTATATTTACATTGGATGAAGCTGAGTTAATTGCTAAGTCAATTAAAACACTAAGTGTTCAGCCGGAACAAGCTGACGCTCCAAAACCTTAAACTATGAATTTAATCATTGACGGAAATGCGTTTCTGAATGTCGCAGTAAGTATCGCAAAAAATATATTAGCTAACGATAAGAGAGTTGGCGAAAAGTATTATGTCAATGACTTATTAAATGACGATAAGTTTATTCTAAAGCAGGTAAGCAAAGATACATTTAGACAATTTTCTGTAAATTACTTTGGCAGCATTCTTGCTCCATTTAAGGAAAACATCAGTTCAGTATTTTTTGTATTTGACTCTAAGAGTTGGAGAAAGAAATATATCAAAGAACATTTTGAAACACACGGAGAAGGGGATTTCAGTTATAAAGGTCAAAGAAAATACGATGATAAAATTTATCTGTTCTTTGAATACTTTCAAAATGAAATTCTAAGTACAATATCTGACGATTATGGAGTTGTAGTAAACCGTGTTCCTGGAGCAGAAGGTGATGATTTAATTGCTTACATTTGCGAAAATTTAAAAGAAGATATTTGTATTTGGTCAGTAGACAAAGACTTAACCCAGTTACTTGAAAGTGACAAACGTAAAGTTATTTTGATTATGCCTAAGCAAATGACGAAATACAAAAAGATCTACACAACTGAAGATTTCGGTAAAGTTGAACCCGCTGAAGTTGACCTTTTTAATTTTGATATTGACTCAATAGACAATTCAGCTGTAACTAACATAATCAACGACTTAACTCAAAAGGACTATCAACACTTAACCGTTGATCCAACTTTAGATATCTTAGTTAAGTGTTTAGCGGGTGATGCATCAGACAATATTCCAAGAGTCCATCCCAAGATGACAGCCTCTAAAGTAACAAAAATTGTCGAATACGTAAAGCAATCGCTTCAATGGAAAGACGTTATTTACTTCATTGATTCAGGTGATCTAGGTTTCATGGATTTATTACGTGAAGTAACATGTGAAGTCCTTAAAATAAAGGAACCTGGTGAATGGCTGACGATCGAGAACAACCTTAATCGTAACAAGACCTTAATCAGATTAAGTACAGCAGTTTTTCCAAAAGACGTACTTGATGCAATTAAAGAAAACGTTGACTTGACTACTCGTAGAAAATTCAATTACTACCAATTCAAAAAAAATTACAAGAATTAATGAGTACACCAATCAAAGGA